TCCGCAGGATCTATTACCTCTCGGTCTGCAAGCATTAATGCCTCTTCGGAAGAAATATGGCCAAGCTTAAGAAGTCTGAACAGTGTAGCTGTTATTTGCTTCTCTCGATCCTTGATCTCAGCTATTCTCTTTTCTGCCTCGGCGGATGGATTTATCCATTGGGTGCCTACTTCTTTCAGCGCTTTATCCCATTCTTCCATACTTCTTCTATTTGTGATCATTTTAATATCTTTATTCATATTAGATGTATTCATCGAATTTTCCATTTTTAATATCTTCTACCATATCTTTGAAGTGTCCCTTCTTCCAGACAGTGAAACCTTCTTCTTTTCCACCCAGAACTACCTCATCGAGGTCTTTATGGATAGAAATAGAGGGACAGGTCTTACATGTTTTACAGAATGTGATCTTTAGTGATCTAGCGGCGGAGTTATCATCATCCATTAGCTGTTGCTTTCAGTGCGGTCATTAAAAGATCTTCTACCTCTTTACGCTGCTTGGCAGTAAATAAAGGAGTTACATTATCTCCTCCGATAGCAAGTGCTCCCATTAGAGTATGTGCCTTCTTTACTTCGAGCTCTATGAGAGCTGCTCGTTTATTAAATTCATGAGCCTCGATCTGTTCGGCTGTCATCATCGGAACCCCACTTGGTTGTCCGTTACTCTGAGCTTGGTATTCGTCCATTATTTTAATTTAGTTAATTGTTCAATAATTCTTTCTCTGTTACCTAGTTTTCTAGATACAGCTAGCATTTCTATTGCTAGATGGTTGTGTGAGAGAGGTGTTCGATACTTCTCTTCCACCAGATTAGTTGCAAGTCCTTCCAGTTCCCCTTGAAGTATAGCTTTCTCTTTACTGTAGTGTTCGAGGGCCTTATCTATTTTCTCTGCCTTGCTTTCCATAATCTTGTTATTTCAATTGTTCCTTTTTCTCTGTCCAGTTTGCCACTTCTTATATTTTTTATCAGTGATCGTATAAGACTATCCAGTCTTGCTTTCTTTGCTCTGAACGTGCCAAAGTTATGTAATAAAACATTATCCAGCAAACCATCGGTCATAATGCTGCTTACATAATTAAACTGGTGCCGCACAACATATTCTACAAGAGGTCTAGGTATTCCCAGGTCCTTGGCTATTTTATCATAGCCCTCTTCCATAGTCTTGTCCTTCTTACCCGCCATTATCCCGTTATATTGAATTGAAATACGAGTTCGACCTGACCTTTTCCTTCTGGTACGTTTATCTTAGGGTTCAGTTTCAACTGACCAGTCTTCGGATCATTGAGAAGAACTCCTTTACGCTTGAAGTATTTTATATAATTATCCAGATTGGAATAACTCTTGAATCCGAATTTCTTACGCACAAAGCTTCTCGCCTGGGTCCCAAATCTATCATCTCGTGCCAGATCTCCCTCCAATTCCATAAAGGCCGCTAGGATGTCCATTTCACGCTGTGTGAGAGGATCAGGGAGAATCACATTCACAAGTTTCAGGTACTTCGGTAGGAAGTCCTTCTTCTTAAGTGTTTCTTTCTTTAATCTTTTCATTTTCTAAAATTTCTCCTGCGCCTTTAAATACTTGATACATAGACACAGCTTGTTCTTTTCTTCCCTCATCCAACATCATCTGTATAAAGCGATGTTGATTCTCTACGGTATTATTATTCCACTTCTGCATCACCGCCAGTAGTACCGTCAATAGTAATTCTCCCATTGAACAATTCTTTACTTAACATTGTATAAACTGTAATTAAGAGTTAATTCTTCACCTACTTTAATGTGACGAATAGTTTTAATATATCTAAAATCTGTAGTTAAATATGCTTTAAGATTAGGAGTATCAGAATGGTTTATAAATCCTCCAAGAGGAGTTCTAATAAACTTATTTTTAAATCTTTCATCATATACATGACTTATTCCTAGATTTTCTCCTACAGGAAGTTCTTCCTCGGTAAATAATCCTAAGCCTTCTATTTTAGATGGTTTTATTGTAAGCCTTTCATCTAAAGGCGTGTAATATTTAACATTATTTAATTTCGGTTTCATTTGAGACGATTGCAAGTGATAATATTAATAAGCATTCCATTTTCTGTATGTTATAGCACAAATATATACAATTATTATGAAACCGTAATATTTGTCCAGTATTTTAAGTAATAAACTGGACATTCGTGTACACGATCAAGCACGGGCACCTATAGTAATGTAAACCAGTAGGTGGACTTATTCCAGTGAATGTAAACCATTCCGTTTACTTCCTCCTCCCCCTTGCCCTAAGTTCAGGGAGTTTATTTTCTTTCGCACAGCACCAAATCCCCCTCCCCGAAATTTTTTTGTGCTGTTGCAAGGTCCCATACACCTGAGAGATATATCTCAGGTAGCGCATACGCTTTTGTATCGTAAATGTTGATAGTTGTCTATCGTTGCTGTATCTAATATTATACAGCCTAAGACGTAGTGGCGCTGAGTCATATCCTTGATTCTCGTGTCAGCGTATCCCGTTTTATCGGTGGATTACAAATCTACGGAAAATAATTATTATAAAATTTTTTTATCAAAAAAAAATCTTTGTGTGGTCGATTCGTTGATCCTACATAAATCAAACTCCCCTACTAAACTTTGGTGGGAAACGTCCCCCGCCAGGTGCACTTAGCATCGAAAAGCAACTGTGCTTGGGACATTGCAACAGTACTGTATGGAACAGTCGTCTGTAGCAGCTATCAGTCTTGCGTTTCTTAGCAACGATTGGGAACAGGTTAGTGCACCTGAACTCTTCGAGCTAAGCAACGGCAGAGTGTACATTCGTGTGCTCTTTGTAGATGTTGATACATACAAAGCCTCTAAGGCATCTGAGAAGATGGCTAAGGAGTTGGGTATGGAGTTCAACACTGACTCATTAGCTGAAGTAGGTCGATGTGTACCACAGTTCTTTGACTCGAAAGAGCAGGCATTGGGCTATAAGCTCAACACGGTGTGCATGTTACGATCTTCGGATTGGAACAGCAAGCCTAAGCCTTCTTCAAGCGAGTCTGGGGACAGTGTGTAAGCATTGAGAAGTCGTTGCGTGTGTTGAGCCTTAGGGAGTTCCACACGCACGGCTCATCCTATGGTGCCCAGGAAGTAGTTTAGCCTGGGCTGTTGGGGTACAAGCGTGTCGGGTAAGGGAGGTGATAGCCTCTTACCTGGCACGTTGTGCTACTCTTTTTTTTTATTCACTTGTACATCTACGGAAACGTAGGTGTACTTAAACAAAACCCTACGGAACAGAAATGCAATTATCAAACATCCTTGTTATTCTTTGCTACTAATTAAAGCACAACTATCATGGACAAGAGAACAGCCATTACAACATGGGTAGAGATCATGGGTAACACCATCGCTACCTTAGACGACAACGAGTCACTTACTACATTCTTTATTAAAGACACTGTAGTTGTAGGATTTCACAAGAAACGCTACGGAAAGGGACAACACTCCAATTTGCCTCAAGAACTGATTGATTGGAAAGAAGAACAGGAAGCTATGTAGCTTCTTGTTCTTTTTAACACTAACGTAACCAAATGAAATAGAAATGCATACATCAAACACCCTTGTTATGTGTTGCTAAGACTTTTATTCATCTAAACCACTAACATGAAAGACTCTAAGCCGAATGCCAATACCAGCTTCCACAAGCTATTTACCACTGATCCGAAGAAGTTTGTTGACTTCTTGGATGTCTATCCATTATTGGACCCTGAAGTAAGTATCATACCTGGACCTATGTTCAAAGGTGATGATACTATATATCTTATGGATATAGGCTTCAGTCGTACAGAACCTGCACTTGTACTCAGACAATCGTCTGATGGTCATGTAGGTCTGAGAACTCACAAACAATACGATACAGTGCTTGAAAAAGCAGTAGAGTATTTAGATGAGTACGAGCGTAACGATAACGCTACCGATGACATGGAAGAAGTGTGCAGTACGTGGATGCTGATGAAGATGTTATACTTGACATCTTGCAATTAGTAGTAACTGGGGAGAGCAGTAACATGCTTTCCCCTTAACTTGTAACCAATTAATTACTTAATATATATACGCCTATGAATCACTTACAAGAAGTACACGCGATCCAACACAACACACGTGTTGAGCTGGCTTACAGTAAAGCCATGCAGAAGATACAGGAACAACTCTCTAAGGATGAGCTTAGTCCTGCACAATACCAGATTGAACGTGGTATTATAGAGCACAAACGTAACATATCATCTATACCAGCTATAGATAGTGTGATGCCAAGTACTAAGTCACTCTCACCTGCAGAGAAACGTGCAAAGGCCAAACGTGACGACATTCATGCCAGCATTCATTGAACATCTACACAGGGGATACGATACTACATCGTGTCCTCTTGTGTTTGTTAACGGAACGTAACGAAATGATACAAAATGTATCTAATGCAACGGAACGGGAACGTGAATGCAACAGAATGTAGACCGAGTGCAACGAAATGCAACGAAATGATACAGAAACGCAGGTGTCAAACACCCTTATTATGTGTTGCGGACGATAGTGGTTGACCATTACCGTAAGCAATTGATACTGAGTGCATAACGTGACCAGATTCTTCATGAACAGTGTCGCTATGTTGTGCTTAGACCTATACCCCAAGTTTTGGACCATAATCCAAAACACGACTGTTCCACTTAATACGGATGTTATAGCGCATTAAACGTTATAATACACACTACACACTGGATATGTCATACTAATGTATAAGTATATGTTGTCACCCTGGATTGTAATCTACTTGACACGTATGCTATAGAATTGGTATACATATTCAGGTGTGGACCGAACTTCCACTGTTCAGATAAGAATTATATTGCGATTGCTACTCACGCCACAGACAGTGATGTATTTCAATCCCAAATTAATTATCTGTAAACAGTTCAATTCTGGGTACAGGTATGTATAACTTACTTTACATACTTGTACCCTTATATATCCTGTTACAAGACACTCGTTGACCTAATGATACGAGCTTGAATATCTTGTAACATCTTATGCCCTTTTACCCAAATTGGCGTTCTCTTAATAGCTTTGAGATGTGAGTCCGAACCGATACTTTAGCTAAGTCGATGTGTGTATGTTAATGATTTGATACACAATGGAAGACATAATCATTCGCTTCAACCTGCGTAACGGTGCAGTAAGGGTAGTCAGACCTTACTCTTTTTAACCTTGTACTATATTATAACCAAATCATAAAACAATCACAATAAATAGTAAAACAATGAAACATAACAAAACAATTAACCCAGATTCAAGAATTGTACTGACCTCTTTAAGCCTCAGTGCTAACCCTGACAAGCCAGTGATCGAATCTGAATCAGGCATTGACGGTAAGCTTAACCAGACCAGCGATGGACGTGGATATTGCATGGCACATTTCAGTGACCCACAGAATCCATTTGCAACCATTCGTACACGAGTACTACAACAGCAGTTTGATGCTAATGACAACCCAGTGTGGAAGTCAGCAACACCTGTAATGTTAAAGGCTTGGGTAGGTAAAGAGATACCAGGCGAGTTCATTACACGAGATGTGGAAACATATCAAGTGTCTGACCGTGACTGTACCACTTACACGGCTGTGGTACTCAAAGGAGAGAATATCGAAACCATCTTCAAAGGTGCGGGACACGCTCTTGCTACTGATACACCACTTGCTGTGGTTGTAGACGAAGTGGATGCGAACGATCTTGCTGACCTTTCAGAAGGTGACGCAGCATTTTAACATGTCGCTACCCTAACATTGAAGTAAGCGTATGCAGTAGGTAACACTATTGCATACGCAACACTTCGTTATTTATACACATTAAATGAATTAAATACGAACTAAAATGAAGAAATGACTGACGAAGAGATAAGGCAGACCATGTGTGGAGTGAAAAATATCCACGAATGGAATGATATGCGTGATAAAATGAAAGCTATTAGAAATACAGCTTGGATATCACGGCATTTAGACCAGAGTGGATTGATTAAAACAATTGATTTGAAACCAATAGATGATATCAGTTCTGAACAACCGACCAACACTAAAGAAAAAAGCATGATGACACATGCTGAATTTCGGAAGAAGATGGCTTTGGATAATGAAGACCTATATCAATGGTATCTATCATGTAGATATGTACAGACTACATACTTTTAAATATAGACCTCAACACATCGATGTCTTACACGTAGTATTGTCGTGCTTCCTTAAACCGCACGAATATCCAGTAAGCTACTGGCGTTAACTATAACAGTACTAATAGTAGGCATTAGTCGGATATTGCCTCAACCGACTATACATTATAAGATACCGTTCTTTAGAATTAAAGGACATAGAGAATTATGACCACGTATAAGACCTTGGTTCGGAACACTTGAATGTTCTATAAAAGGTTATTCAAGCATACATACAGTACTCATAATTCTCGAAGTTCACATAACAATAGCCCTCAGTGTTGCAATACACATGGCGTGAACGTTAAGCTTGGCTTGTCCAAGTTACCGATATTGTTTGGCTCGCTCTCGGAGCCATAAGGATAACCCCGTAAGGGAATAAAGTGACACACCTCTTTACAAAGTAGGTGTGTTGCGTAGTAGTAGCTTCGGCTATTATTATTCACGGAAGAGTGATATACCCTCTCATATACATGGCAAGGCCCTACTGGGTACAAGTGTATATGATACCTGATTCCTCTCAGGTATTGAACAGTGTAACAACTGTAATAAGAATATATCAGTAGTAGGTGTAACCTCTTTGTCAGAGATTAAGCTTGCTTCAGACCTTATCATATCCCCAGTGCGTAGTGCATGTGTAGAAATACAGGGTAACATTGATAAGACTCAGTAATTAGATTGACAATCGAACACAGAATGTAGTATGAACTAAACTATCCAAAAGATAGCATGTTCTCACACCTAACGGAGTCTACATTCATCTCAGGAAACTTTGGATAAACGAGGACTTGAAATCCTTTTAAAACTAAAGAGCAAAATTATCCGTTAGCTTATTGGATCACAATGATCTTATGCCGTTGTAATATACGGCCTTCATCTACTCGCAAGGTAGGTGTTGAGTGGAACAAGTATTATCTATGGAACTGATGGCAATCAGTTAGCCTCGCAAGGGACATGGTAAGAACGGAAAACTATATATCCAATAAGTAAAGTGTGCGCTACATTTATAGCGTGATCATATTGACTACGAGACGTAAAATCTCGTGTGTATTAATGTTCGAAAGAGCCATAATGTCAATATACAAGGGCCACATACTCAACCCTTTACTTTTATATATTACAAAGTATTACTATATAAATATTCGAAATGAAACAAGAAGACATTAACTTAATACCCAAGTTTATGGGGTATAAAACACTTAATAATGAATACTACTACCTACTACCTCTTGACCTACCACAATTCAGAGGTAGTGACCACGGTGAATGGTGCAGTCAGCATAGAGTTTCCTTCACTGAAAGCTATTGGGAAATAAACGAAGAGTCTCTTCAATACAACACATCTTGGGATTGGCTGATGCCAGTATCTCAAAAGATTGATAAATACCTTTTCGATAATATAGATAAGGTTGGATATTTCGATGAATGCTTAAATAGTAATGACATTGAAATACGTTATCAAGCTGTAATAGAATTTATTAAATGGTATAACAAATATAATGCACACACATAAACGAAATAAAACTGCAGGTCAAGGTATGCATGAAGTGCAACGCCAAATGACTGAAAAGACCCATAAAGACAAAAAGAAATACACTCGAACACTTAAACATAAGAAAAAGCTATGAAAGAAGAACTGATAACATTTAAAAACAAATAACATGAAACAAATACTATTAATACTTATTATCGCAGTAGTATCTCAGTATACTACACAAGCACAAACAGTTGTAAAAACTACTGAATCAGGAGATTATATAAATATCAAACCTGAACTTTCAGAACATGATAGCCTAACAGGTAAAGTATACATAACAACTGACGTTGCTTATGATGTTTATATAGGTAAACGTGGTGGATTATATTATTGGAGAAAATCTAAAACAACTGGTAAATTCTATAAATCTTATTTAAAACTTCAACAAACAGTAACAGGTACACTTTAAAAACTAAACAGATGAAGGATGATACTTATATATTAGTTCAATGGCCTGAATCACAGCACTATATGACATTTGAATGGTTTGCAAAAGAAGCTTACCTATGTATATCAAATGGAGAACAAGAGTACTTTGATAGTGCTTATTTTATACCTTCTAAATACATTCAAGATGGAGACAAATAGAAAGAGAGTAAAGGTACATATGTTGCCTACGGAAAGCGCAGAGAATTGTATTGTATTGGATGGCTTAACAGGCAAGTTGAATTGGCATCAGAAATACTTTACACAAGAGTACCTGAAGAAAGATAATCGTACATCACATCACCTCTACTTCACAACTGATGAAGAGATAAAAGAGGGTGACCCTGTGGTATGGAATGATAAAGTAGAAAGGGCAGGGAATAATCAGCTTGGTAGAAAAATCATCGCAACAACTGATCCTAAGTTGATAAAGGATGGAGTTGCTCAAATACCACAAGCATTCATTGAGAAGTACTGTAGGGTAGGAGGTATAGATGAGGTTGATGTTGAGTATGAAAATACTTGTTGTGATCTCATGCTTGGATGTACTAAGCAGTGTAAAGGTTCTATTAGATTGGAACTCAAAGTATCCCCCAACAACGAGATATTCAAGATGGAAGCGAATAGAAAAGAAGCACAGGTACATATACTGCCTACGGATAAAGCATCAATTTTTGGTTACTATACAGATGTTAGAGGCGAAAAAGCCTTAAAATGTGAATTATGGGACTTCTACTATATCTTAAGCACTCGTCAACCTTTAGAAAAAGGTGAAAAGGCAAAATGGGAACCTTGTCACCTCTACTTCACAACTTCTGAAAAGATAAAAGAGGGTGATTGGTGTTATGATGCGCTTACTGGTTTATTTCAGTATGGAGTTAGTCCTGTTGAACTACTTACTAAAAGTAAAAAAATCATCGCAACAACTGATCCTGAGTTACATAAATGTACAGGTTGTGAGTACGGTGCTACAAATGGAGAGTTTGTAGATCATACTTGTAAACCTCAAGTAGCTCAACCTTCACAAGTATTCATTGAGAAGTATTGTAAGGTAGGAGGTATTGATCGTGTACTTGTGGAATATGAAGTAGAAGAATGTGGAATAGATGATGGTCAAGTATTATACGATATTGACAATCCTGTTCTTAAAATAAATGCACACAATGAGATCACTATTCATCCTATCAAGGAGAGTTGGACGAGAGAGGAGGTTGAAGCTCTTATACGTAAGTATCAAGACCGTTATGGTGCTGTGGGAGGAGCAAGTACATTTGTGTCAAATTGGATAAAAGAGAACCTATAAAGAATTCATCTGTGAATAATGGACAGTGATGCGGCTCCGCAAGAGTGTGAGTATCACAGCTCTGCCAAAGAGCGTTGTCTGTTGTTCTGTGTGAGGAGGTACGTAACAAACGGAACAGATCACTCCTATGAAACATCCAGAAGGCAACTGGCAGATGATATGTTATTGAGAGAATATGGAGAGATCAGTTTCGGGTCGTGGGGAAACCCTGATGCTGTGCTGATCCCCCTAAGTTCTCTCATCTTATTGAGATAAACAGTGAAAGGCTTAAAGGAAGAAGAAGCTGTTCAAGTTCATGCCGTCCGCCACCATAGAGCCGTGGGAGACATGAATATCTCTTTTTTAAACCAGAAACATGAAAATACAAGACCAATTCTACGAAGAACTAAATCCCAAGAAATGTCTTCCAAAGAAGAAGCAATTCTCCAATAAGAACAGGGAGATGGGTACGTTCAGACTGGTTCAGAATATGCTGAATACTACTAAGGTCAAACTGATCAACCGTACCATTGATGAGTATTGTCAAGAGAAGGGTATCCAAGGCAACTCAAGAAGACAGAAGATGATCCTGATATCAAAAGAGCATCATAACCATTTCAGATTGTGGCTGAAGAATAAGTGATTGGGAAATTTTGACTCTATACAAGCGGTCATTTTTTACCATTTAAGCACAGCAACTGGCAGATGATAATTTACAGAAGTGTCGAAATTGGTAGCCGAGCGAGATACTCGTAGTGGATTAAGTTATAAGCTTGTAACTCCACTTTGCAGGTTCGAGTCCTGCCTTCTGTACAAATATATTTGTCGAATATTGGCAGATGATAACTTATTGAGAGAGTAGTTCATGGGTTCAAATCCCATTACAGTTGCGAGTGAGTAGCTGTAAAATGTGAGGTCTGGATGGTATACTCTCTCATCTTATTGTAACAGTGCTGTTGACGCATCGAGGAGGCTTAAATACAACTATCGATGTTGTAGCTGTTACATATTTTTAATTGAGAGAGGCCGAGATGCATACAACGGGCATCAAATAAACAGCAATGAAACGGAACGTCATCCAGACGGCCTGCTGTCTCTCTAATTAGAGCTGTCTAATCTGCCTTTGTGGCGAAGTGGACCTTGGCGTGTAAGTCGTAGGCTCTTTTTTATTGTCCTTATTGTACATTCCAAGTAAGGGAGTGGAGGAATCCTTGTATATTTATAATATTATTAAATCTTAAAATATGAAATACATAATAAATGCATTAAAAACTAACGCATTACGTACAATGATAATGTTGCTATTCGTATCTTGGATAGTATTACTTAACTTTATTATATATACTACACTATGACTAAAGATGAATTTATAGAATGGGTAGTAAACTTACCTTTACAAACCCTTACAGATGAACTGAAAGAAACAATAGTCGAACAATTTAATTTAATAGATGATGACTAATACAAAAAAGAAAGAAAAAATAGAATCACAATTATTTGAGATACAACTTGAATTTTGGAAATGCTATGTAATAGCTTACGATATAATACATGCGATGAAATCAATTCCTAATTATGAGAAAGTAGAAGGTGTTGCATCAATCAAACAATTAACGGGTCAAAGTAAAGGTCTTATAGATAATTTGTACGTAGCTAAAGAATGTTTACCACAAGGATTAATTTCAAAAGAATTGAAACCATGAGCGCAGAAAGAAAAACAGCATTTGAAATATTGCAATCCAAATTATCCATAAAAGATACGGCGACATTCAGAAAAGAGCATCTTCCTGAAATACTTGAAGCAATGGAACAATACGCCAAAGAAGTCAACCAAGACAAGGTAAGAGAGGCGGCTGATAAAGTTGTTGAAGTAACCGCTAAAGCAACTGGAGGAACGTCTGATAATATAAAGATTTACAACGCAGTTGCAGAACTCGAAAAAGCACTAAAGAAATGAAACTGACTAAAAAGGCGCAAGCTAAATTTGAGAAGTACTTCCTATCATTGCCAGATACTAAAAGTGCAGACGATAGGTTGAAAATGCTTATCGGAAATATGTGGGTGCGATTTGATCGCCTACCCGAAGCAATGCAATGGGGAATATTTCAGCTATTCGCGGATAGTGAGGGGTATGATTTATGTGCGTCACAATATGATTTAACTCTATTCGGGTGGGAATTATTCAAAGGCAACACTATGATTGATGAAGGGTTTGCTTTCAAAACCCGACCCGAAGCATGGAAAGCAGCAATTGAAAAGTTAAACGAAATACTTAACGAGAAATGAAAACACCATTACAGAAATTGATTTTTCACTATAAACAAGAAACCATGAGCGCGGAGAAACTACAAAAGATTGCACAGGAAGTTGAACAAGAGCAAGGTTACGGAGGAACTGCATCAGGTTTGTATGCTGATATATGGATGGAAGCGTATAGACGATTAGAAGCTAACCAAGACAAGGATTGGAAACGAGTCGGAGAGTTAGCAAATGAGATCACTAAAATTGTAAGAAATGAAACTAACTGAAAAAATGACATTAATTATATTAACAAAATAAAGAAATGAAAGAATCAAAACTATTTATAATAATACATACATTTAAAGCAGGAAGTGAAACCTATGCCGTACACTCAACAGACGATATTGCAATAGGTGTATCAGAAGTTGAAGATATGACTCCCAGTATAAAAAGATTAATAAGTCTATTAGATATAGACTTTGATGTACATAAAGAAGGAGAATGCCTGGATATAATAGAGATAGGTACAATGGAAACAATTAAAACTTTTAAATTATGAATGACACAGATAAATTTCTAAATACAGTAAATAACGATTGGGGAGATAACTGGGACGCAATAGTAGATTTTTTTGGACCAGAAACTGCAGAATTATTTGATAAGGCCATTCTTGAAATGGAAGAACGTGTAAAAGAAAAACTCTAAATGAAAGAAATATTTGAAACAATTTGGAATACACCTCAAACTGAAATAGAAGTAGTTGTACAACAAACTACAATAATGCTTGGTGCTGGTATAATAATTACATATAGTATTATATGTGCTCTTTTATATAAAGCTTGGTACGAAAGAAAACACAATAAATTCAAGTAATAGAGATATACTTTATTACCTTTGTTAACCTTTAAAATCATAATATGACTGAAAAACAAAACAACGAGATTCTTAAGTTACTACAGAATCTGAATACACTGGTAGAAAATAATATACTACCGAAGAAAACAGTAACAGAATCTACAAAACTATTTTCAGATCTTACAACTGAGAGTTTAACACTTCTTAAACTTTTAAATAGTATGGCAACGCTACTGCGAGATCTGGTAAGCAATGATAAGATACCTTTTAAAATAAGGCTCAAAATTGTAGATGTTATAGATGAGTTTTCAGCAGTAATAAAAACACTATAATGGAAATAAAAAAAACAACAAGCTCTACACGTAGGGCAGTACGAAATACACTAAAAGCAAAAAAATACATACTTCCATTATGGATTACAATGAATATACTTTCTTTAGGGTTACTCGTAACAATGATATTCAAATTTATCACATCTTAATTAAACATAATGTTAAAACTAAATTTAGACCACACTAAACCCACACTGAGTGAAGTATTTGGACAATCTATAGATTTTAGTCAGAATACCTTACTTACTCTTATGCAGTTAACAAGAACTGCAGAAGAAAACAGTAAAAATGCAGATGAAAAAAAATTAGAAAAAAGTAATCTTTTTGAACAGCTTTTCAATGCTATGAATATAACCACACTTGAGGCTGCAGTACTTTTAGGTATACAATTCGCAGAGATCACTATGGCAGCGTTATCAAACGCAAACCCTAAAGATATATCAAGTATAGAACAGGAACTTCATAAAGATTCTTATGAATTAAATGAAAAGAAGGTACAAGTATATTTTAATGAACCTGGAAACGACTTTTAAAAATGGAATCAGAGATAACAGCTTCACAACTTGCAGCTTTAAGTAAGAAACTTTACAATGTAAAACAATTAAAAGAATCTCATCAAAAACTTACACAAATTGCAGAAAATGTAATACATAATGAATATCCATTTTCCTTAGAATTAAAGGTTAAAGTAACTATACCCTCTATAGATGAGGAATCGAGTAAACAAAAAACAGCAGAGGATCTTTTAAATATGTTAACAGATAAAGAAGGGGAAGAAGACTTTATGTCCCGTCTGAATAATATTAAAAAAGATAAACCTGAGGTTATAAAGGAAATAGCTGTAAATCTGCAAAACATATCTGATAAAACATTTTTTGCAGTTTTAGAAAGATTAGTAAAAGATTTAAACGTTGAAATAAAAAACACATCTAAAACAATTAAACTATGAAAACAATATTATTATTTACACTCGCACAAATGTGGCCTTGGGGTTGGTTAACTTTTTTATGTGTATTAGGAACTGCAGTATGTGTAATCTTACTTGCTAAAAATGAAAATAAGAAAGCTGAACAACACATGAATAGTGCCGTAGATAAAATCAATAAACAACATGGAATATGTGAAGTTGTAGAGGATATAAGAGAGATTATATCTACAGAAAAAGCAGCCGCTTGGTATTTTACACATTTACATAATAGTCTTTCATATAGAGCACGCTATGCTCTAAGTCAGATAGCTGTAACCAATTTAGAAGAATTTATGGATCTAACCTCTGCAGATTTAGAAGGTATCTATAGATGTGGGCCAGTTACACGAAGAGAAATACTTGATATGGTAGCATGTGTATCTACAGAAGATAAACTTTAAATTTTATTTAATTTTAAATAGTAAGAAGTAGTTAGAGACTTTCTCTTTCTACTTCTTTTTACTTTAACTAATACTTATTATAAATGGAACAAGAAAATAAAAAATTAACATATGAATCTTTTCAATTAAGATTATTCAAAAAAATATTTGAAAATATAGAAGAAAATAAATTTGTATCTTCTTTAGCTGTATTAACAGAAAAAGAAACTACAAAACTTATTCCTCTTCCTGGTAGTTTATTTGAAGATAAAGAAGATATGGATCTTACACTGCGTAAAATATCAAAACTTGGAAATGCAAAAATGTGCTGTTTTGTTAGTATGTGCGGCATATCAAAAGTAGATAAAGATGAAAATCCTGAAGCATTTGAAAAACTTAAAAATCTAAATGTAGAAAAGTTAACCTCAGAAGATATAAAACTGTTACAGGATTCAGCAACTATAGAAGAAGGATTGATTTTTAACTTTGAAAGTATAGGAGAACCAAGTAAAGTATATGCATTTGTAAGGAATAAGGAAAAAAGTACATTTGAACTTAAAGAAACCTTTTCATCTGATGATAAGGAATTCGAGCAAGAAAGAACAGGTAGATTTATGAATATCTTAGAACAATGATCTATCTTGTAAGTACTACACAAGCATTATTCAGATCTCCTGCTAACGGTGTAGATATTATACCCTGTACTATCCAAGATGTAGTAGATTACTGTAAACATAAGAAAGTACTTGGAGTAGATACTGAGACAGAAGGATTAGATTTCACTGTACATAATATGATATTATTTCAGATCGGAGATAAGGAAAATCAATATCTTATAGACACTCGTAACACAAGTATAGAACCATTACGTGATGTATTAGAAAGTAAAAGCATACTTAAAGTACTTCAAAATGCAAAGTTTGATTATAAAATGATCCTACAAGGAGCTAATATCAAGCTGGAAAATGTATATGATACTATGCTTGTTGAGAAAGTAATTCATTGCGGTAAATTCGGACTAAGTTATAGTTTGAAGACACTATGTAGTAAATACCTGGCATTGGATCTAAGTAAAAATGTAACCAATTCTTTTACAGAATTATATGGCGCTCCATTTTCATACTCTCAATTAAAGTATGCTGCAGATGATATAGCTCCTCTTTTAGATATTCGAGATTTACAACTGCCTCAACTTTCTGCAGAGGATCTGGAAACTGTAGCAGAATTAGAGAATAAGGTCATATTGGCATTTGGAGATATGGAGTATAATGGAATGCCTCTAAATACTATACTATGGAAAGTACTGGCTACTAAAGCTAAAACTGAAGCAGAGCTTTTACAAGCACGTTTAGATCTATATGTATTAAGAGCACCAATTCTTTCCAGAAGATATAAACTTAAGTATGTGCAAAGTAATCTATTTACTGATATACAACACATACGAAAGGTTAATATAAATTGGGCAAGTCCTATGCAGGTATTAGAGGTCTTTAGAAATCTTGTGCCTAGTTTAGAAACTGTAAATGCAAAAGAGCTTATACTACACTCTAAACCTTTTATACTCATTAAAGAATATATAAAGTATAAAGAAAAAATGAAACTTGCTACAAGTTATGGAGAAAAGTTTTTAACGCATGTTAAGAATACAGGTAACATACATACACAGTTCAATACTATACTTAATACTGGTAGATCCGCATCTAAATTGCCTAATATGCAACAGATACCTTCTCCAGATGAGTATAGAAATTGCTTTCAAGATGTAAATGACCCTGAAGCTGTATTTGTATCGGGAGACTATGCATCACAAGAGTTATGTATAATTGCCTATGGTTCTAAAGATCCAGTATGGCTTGCAGCTCTTAAGAATGGAGAAGATCTACACTCAGTATGTGCAGATCTGGTCTATGGTATAAGTTGGGGACAGGCAGCAGAAGCTAATTGTGCCTATATGGTAGATAAATCCAAATGTGATTGCCCTAAGCATAAAAAGCTCAGAACGAATGTAAAGACCATTAATTTTGGTCTGGCATACGGAATGGGCCCTAATAAGCTTGCAGAGAATTTGAATATATCCACACAGGAAGCTAAGGATCTTATACAAGCCTATTTTAAGGCGTTTCCTGCTATTAAAGCATTTCTTGAGGCTCTTGGTAACTATGGTTTAAATAGAGGCTTTATACGTACATTCTTACCCTTTAAACGGATAAGACACTTTGATGGGTGGCACAACGGAATACAGAATTTAAGATATAAGGATAATAAAACGTCTGAACTACTTGGAACAATAGAACGTGCAAGTAAAAATACTCCTATTCAAGGTACTGGAGCAGATATGACCAAGCATGCAATGGTCCTCGTACGAGAAGACATCGCAAAATTTAATAGACCTGTTAAGCTTGTAATGGCTGTACACGATCAGATTGATACTATAACTACGAGAGCCTATGCGCCAGAGTGGAAGATTAGACTACAAAAACTGATGGAAGATGCAGCTTTATTAAGTATTCCTACGGGAGAATTGAAAGTAGATGTACATATTAGTGCGAAATGGAAAAAATAATACTAATTTTACAAATCCAATAAATTTTATAAATGCAAACAACCCTCGCCCTCAATTTAGAGAAGGACGCTGAACAACAGCTTCACCTTAAAGCGTGGAAGAAGAATAACTATAAAGGAACATCTATTGCCGCAACTGGCCTTGGAAAGACCCGTATAGGTCTTCTTGCCATAGCTGCAACACTACGATTATTCGGAAAATCCAGTAGAGCACTAGTAATAGTGCCTACTGAGAATCTCCGTGATAACGAATGGCTCGATGAAGTAGCCAAATGGAATATGTCTGATGTTCTGGACCAGATAGAATTCGTATGCATACAAACAGCTTATAAATTCACTGCCCAAAACTGGGATATCGTGGTTATAGACGAAGTACATACTACACTATCCCTCGAATACAGAAATTTTTATAAGAATAATACCTGGAAGAAAATATATTGCTTTACTGCAACTATACCAGAAAATGAAGAGTATAAAGAATTCCTCACTAAGATCGCACCTATTGTGTATACTACTGACCTGCGGAAAGCAAATCGTTTAGGACTTGTAGCAGATCATATAGTATATAACTTAGGAGTAAGCTTTTCTCCTATAGAAGCACTTCAGTACAAACATGTCGAAAAGACATATAAGCAAGCAGAAGAGGAGTTAGGAGGTAAATTCGTTGCATTTATGAATGCAACACGATGGAAGAACTCTCGGGATAGAGATAAAGCCAAATGGGCTAATATATTTTACGGCGCAATGCAAAAACGTAAACAACTTTGCTATAATGCTGCAAATAAAATAGAAGTATCTAAGCAGATATTAGCCCGATATCCAGATCGTAAAGCTTTAGTATTCAGTGAATCTATAGCATTCGCAGATAAATTACAGAATACTTTACAACAGGAATGCGTGACATTTCATAGTAAATTGGGCATAAAAGCAAAAAGACAGGCATTAGAATCTTTTTCAGATGATACCTCACCAATACGGGTTATAAGTTCTGTTAAAGCATTGAATGCTGGCTTTAATGTACCTGATTGCTCTTTAGGTATATGCGCAGCAGGAAGCTCTAAAGCATTGGACAACATTCAAAGAAAAGGAAGAACATTAAGAAAAACAGAAGACGAATTTAAGACAGCAATATATATAAACATATTTGTAAAGGGATCACAGGAACTCAAATGGGTACGCAAGCGAACAGAAAAGGATCATAGTGTAAAATGGATTGCAAGCATAGATGAGATGATATATTAACCCTTTAAACCCTTAAATATGATAGCTTTTGGCGAACCTTTCATCCAAATGTTGGAAGAAATAGAATTAACACTGACAGAGTACTTTGTTCTCTACTGTTATGTGTATGAAAAAACTGATCTTATCGATAGATACGATAAGTTAGAGAACTACAGTACAGATACTGCACTAAGTAAATTATTAAAAAAGAAACTCCTCGTTCATTTTGAAACTGATACTCTCAGTGATTCTCGTTATCTAGCTACGGAAGCTGGAGAGATATTCATAAAAGAACATGTTACTTCGTATATGGACGCGATAACGGATAATCCCTTATTGGGCGAGGAGGATCTTAGTGCATTATCCGAGTCTTCTTACGAAAAAGATTTTCAAATACTATTAGACACTTATCCTGTAAAGGTTACACGCTCTAGTGGTAGATCTTCATACTTAAAAGAAGGCACTAAAGAAATAAAAAGATTATATATAAAAGCACTGGAAACAAAAGAGATTACTGCTCTTGATCTACAAAAGGCTATTGAACATTATGTAGGAAGATATACACAAACAGGTAATACTGCCTATATGAAGACTTTAAAGAATTGGTTTTCTCAAGATATTTGGAAAGATGTAATGTCTAATATGAAAACAGAAAGTACAAATACCACTAAAAGAGTAGACTATGGCGGAAGGATCGATTAAGAAGAAAATATTAGCATATAAACATATTAAAGAGGCCAGTAAGGATGCTCTTAAATATATTGATGATAGACGTGCAGGTCGAGTTCGTTCGCTTAAAACCAAATGGAAAAAACTCAATGCTCGTACAATGAATGGTATAGAATGGAACTCTATCATGACCATTGCAGGTATGAGTGGCTCAGGTAAATCAAGTATGGCTAATGAACTTGAGACAAGCCTGTTTGATTGTAACCCGAGGGAAAACTTTTCAGTGCTTTCCTTTAATTTCGAAATGCTAGCCTTAAGGCAAGTAGGTAGAAAGATATCCTCTAAGATGAATAAGACCGTAACAGATCTTTATTCAGGTGGAGGAAAATTATCAGATGCAGATTATAATACAGCAAAGTTCCATGTCGATTCTGATATAAAAAATTATGATGTCTATTATGTAGATATCCCTGGTACAGTACAAGAGATATTTGATACGATACTGCAATTTCATATTGAGCAGAAAAAGCTTAAAGGAGATTTTTATGGAACAGTAATAGTATTGGATCATACCTTACTTACACGAGGTGCTCAAGGTGCAGGAGAAAGAGAGATTTTATCTCGACTTTATGGCATGTTTATGTTCATGAAGAAGAAAATAAAGTGTATCTTTGTAGCACTCAGCCAACTTAATAGAGAGATAGAAAAGTCCGAAAGACTTACGAATCCTATGCAACATTATCCGATGAAGAAAGACATCTTCGGTAGTGATGCTGTATTCCAAGCTTCTGACTATGTATTGATCTCACATAAACCTTATATGCTTCATTTACAAACATATGGCCCAAATAATCTACCTGTCATAAATCCTATGGATGGAAGTCAGCCTATGATATATTGGCACTTAATAAAAAATAGAGATGGAGAAAGTGGATTAGTATTAAGCATGGTAGATAACCTAAAATACAATAGAATAGATGAATACAAACAACCTTTAAAATAATGAAAAAAACATGAGTCAAGAAATTTTAGTAATAGGAGAATCTGGTAGTGGTAAATCCGCCAGTTTAGAAAATTTAGATCCTAAATCTACGTTTCTTTTTAATGTTGTTAAAAAACCAATGCCCTTCCGAGGGTGGAAAACAAAATGGCAACCTCTTACAAAGGAAACTCCAAATGGCAATTATATGGCAACAGATAATCCTACAACTATACAGGCCACAATGCAGCATATAAATACAAATATGCCTCATATAACTACCATTGTTATTGATGATTTTCAATATATAATGGCAAATGAGTTTATGCGTAGAGCACATGAACGTGGATTTGATAAGTTCACTGATATTGGTCTGCATGCGTGGGAAATAATCACCTTAGGTAAAAATCTTAGAGAAGATCTAACATTTGTAGTCTTAGGACATGCAGAAGTATCTACTGATCTAAGCGGTGGAAGACGCCTTAAATTTAAAACAATTGGAAAATTGGTCGATGATAAAATCAATGTAGAAGGATTGTTTACTGTGGTTCTATTTACTCACGTAGGACCCGATGAGAATAATAAAATATGCTATCGGTTTAAAACACAAACAGATGGTTCAACAACAGGGAAATCCCCAAAAGGTATGTTCAAAGAAGAAAAGATAGAGAACGACCTTGATTACGTAATTAAAACAGTAACCGAATATAATAATTCATAATATGAGATTAGTAGGAAAAAAAGTAGAACGAATGAATCGTTTTGGAGATAGTATCTGCGTAGAACTATCAGATGGAGGAAAAATGAAACTTTCTCCAGGCGCAATGTCAAGGTTAAAAATAACCCCGACAGCTAATAGAGTAGGATTTGCATATCCAGAAAATGACACAGAAACCATTTGTATGTATGTAGCAACGGACAATGATGGTATTGCAGTTAACAAACAAGGAATAGCAACTACTTCAGCGCATAATCGTGATGTAAGGTCTGCACTTGATCTTCCAGCAACAGGTACTACGAATGTATATCTAAACGAAACTGCTACAGAAATGGCAGAATACCCAGGATATCATTTTTACGAACTTCGTGTAGATGAAACCCCTTGGGATGCAGCAGTAGAACAGGAAGATGTAGACGAAGAGATGGTAGATATGACTACTCCTCCAACACATGACAATCCACAACCACCAGTAGAAGAAGTACAAGTAGAGGAAGTAGAAGTCATAGAAGACCCTATAGTATCTACGAGTTCAATAGACATTTTTTAAACAGTAACAACAAAAACTAAATACAATATGTATACAATAAATCAAGAAGTAGCAGAAGGAACAGGATCAGGAGCAACTCCAATACCTGTCGGAATCAATGAAAACGTTAAATTCTTAGGCGTTGAGCAGAAAAAAGATAAGAATCAAAAATCATATCTGAGTTTTGGATTTCAAGACGAAGATGGAAGTGTAATTTCTCATAATGAGTTTGAAGCAAATCCAGACTATATAACTCCTAAAGAGGGAGAAACAATAGACGAGGCTGTAGCCAGAAAAGTGAATAATATGCTTATTAGAATTAAGCATATCTGTACACAATTTGTAGATCCAGCATCATTTATAATAAACGGAGATACCTTTCCAGATTTTTGTACAAACCTTGTAACTTTTATGAGTGCCAAGAATATTTCAAAACTGGTAAGATTGAAAGTAGTGTATAATTATAAAGACTATGCATCACTACCTAATTTCACTCCTTTTGTTGAACCTATGGAAAAAACTCCATCATCACTAAAGATCAATCCTAAGTACGATAAAATGGAACAGGATTCAGCAACAGCAACTACTGAAGCAGCAGTTACTACAGAGCCAGATCTTCCTTTCTAAACAGTAAAGAAAATGTATGATGTAAAGAATATAATTATTCCTACACCTCTTACTAAAGCTAACATACTTAGAGCAGTAAGTGAATCGTACATAATAAAGCATTATTTAGGGTTTGAATTTGAATTAGGAAAGGCTTATAAAAGCCCCTTGAGGTCAGATTCGAACCCTTCTTTTGCTTTATACAAAACTAGTAATGGTAGTATTAAATTTAAAGATTTTAATGGAGCACAGGGAAGTTGTTTCGATCTTGTAATGCTATTGTTAAACTTAGACTTTCCAACATGCTTACAACGTATCAATGTAGATCTTAATTTAAAACTAGGTACAAGCAATGCATTACCTATAGGAGAAATAACTAAACAGATATATATTCCAAAAGGAGAAAATAACGGTATACCGAGGCTTATACAATTTAAACCTCAGCATTATACAGAAGCTGACTTAGCATATTGGGCTCAATATGGTATCCCAAAATGGCAATTGGAGTTATATAATGTGTTTTCTGCTAAGTATGTATTCTTAGATCATAAGTTACTATTAAGAGCTACGCTTAGAGATCCAATATACTGCTATAAATTTCCTAAAACAAAAAGAGTAAAAGTATATAGACCTTTAGTAAAAAACAAAGCACATATAAAATGGCTAAGTAACGTTACTAGTGACGATTTACAAGGTGAAGAACAACTAATAGAAGGAGATAGACTTATCATTACCAAATCTATGAAAGATGTTATGGTTCTTGGTATGCTTAATTTTCCCGCTATAGCTCCTCAAGCAGAAGGAACCCGTAATCAATATGATAAGATATTAGAAATTGCTAACCAATTTCAACAAGTTACTATTCTATTTGATTATGATCCTACTGGTATAAAAGGTGCAGAAGACCTTCAAAATTACTTAAGAAATGCTGGAATAAGTGTTCAAGTAGTATATATAAAAGAAGAAGGCATTAAAGATATTTCTGATTTTGTAGCTGTACGAGGTACATATACAACTGAAAGATTTTTAAAAACATTAATAAATGAAACAAAAACCGCCTGATAATAAAATATGGAAATTAACTATTCCTAATTATGAAGATAAAGTACCAATAAGCCAAAAACGAAGAGCGAAGTACTTTAAACAGAATGAATCAAAGCCTAGATTACCTAAAAAACATCTATCAAAAATACAATCTGGACATTTTAAATATGATAAACTAGGTTATTTGGTAGATGAGAATAAAAATAGAGTATTAGCTAATCCTATTGTAGCAGGAACACCTCGATATTGGACTATAAATGGTCAAAGAATCTATGATGGATCTCTACACTATACCGCACGCTCTAAAGTAGCGCGATGGATGCATGGATATCTTGGAGCATACATAAGTAAATTACCAGCATTACACATTCCAGAAGGATGTTATTTGAGGGTATGGATAGATATGTATAAACCTGCAGATAATCAGAATTGGGACTGTGATAATCAGTGGCCCTGGACCAAGTGGTTCTTAGATACTCTAGTTGAACATAAAAAAATCCCAGAAGATAATGTACAGTATATACGAAGTTCAGGACAGATAACTTATATACCTTCAGATGAACGTAAACTTGTCTTTAATATTCAAATAATATGATAACAACAGAAACAATAAATAACCAAGTAACAGATGTGAATGATCATGTAATGAGTGTGTCTTCATTGAATCTTTTTAATGCATCACCACGAGATTACAAAAATCATGTACTACATCCTGTAAGTAGAAATACTACATATTTCACTAAAGGAAGTGCTGTAGATTGCCTTATAACTGAGCCTAAAAAGTTTTATGATCAGTTTGCAGTAATGAGCATCAATCGTCCATCAGGAATGTTGGGAGATATGTGTGTAGCATTAGCAGAATTTAAAGCGTTAGATCCAGAAAATAAAGTGACTTTCGATGAAATGTTCAATCTTGCATATAAGACTGTTAATTATAAACTAACAGAAGCTTCAGTACGTAAGAAATTTGAGGATCCTAAGAACAACTTCAAAAAATATTACCAAGAACTTATAGCTGCTGGAGATAAAAAAACTATAAGTACTGTCGAGTATGACCAGGCTGTAGAGGTAGTTCGTATGTTGCAAACTGATCCTTACACTAAAAAATACATAACCGATGCTCCTGCACACTTTATGATGGATGTCCATGATCAAATGGAGATATTCTTCTCTTATAGAGATGTAGAGTGTAAAGCATATCTTGATAGGCTCATAATAGATCATAGTACTAAAACTTTAATACCTATTGATCTTAAAACTACAGGAAAATCTGTTTTTGATTTTCCAAAAAGTTATATCAATTTTGAGTATTTCCGACAAGGTGCCTTTTATACAAAGGCTGTACATGAATATAGAGCGGCCCATCCAGAGTTAAAAGGGTATAATATAGAACCTTTCCTATTCATAGTAGCAGAAATGGCATGCAGTAATTCGCCTATGATATACAAAATGAGTACAGAAGATCTTGCAGTTGCACTTTACGCAGGTGGAGAATTGAAATACTCAAGATACCCTGTACGATCTATTGCAGATCTTTTAGATGATGTAAAATGGCATCGTGATGCGGGTTCATGGGATATGTCCAAAGCACATTATACACGTTATGCCAATGACCATGCAATTACACTCGATAGTTTCGCTTAAAAAATATGTAAGAACCTTTTCTACAACATTTCTACTGCCTATGGTGGTAGAAATGCTGGGAAAAGATTATAAACGTTTAGGGTTTTATAACATATACTTAGGAGACGCTAAACAATACCAATATCCAGAAGCAGTATACATTCTATTCAAACCACGATTCACTAAAGAATACACCGACTATGAAAAAGAATTAGCTACTCATCCTGAATATATAAAAAGGTATGATATTGCCTCTAAGTTTACAATGCATGTATTTCATATACCAAAAGAGTATATAGCAGACTATCATGTATTTATTAACGGAGAGTATACAAAGTTTACACCCGAATACAAATCTAAATTCAAACAAGGCTCTAGAGTCTACGATGTTGTTCAAGGACATCTTAATTATCCTAAATGGAAAGAAAACCTTGAAATTTTTAACTTAAAACTAATTACAAATAATACAAAAAATGGAAAAAAGAACAATAAAAACACAATTGAAAGGTAAAGATGAAGTTTTCAATCTTCTTGCTCTTGGAGAGGCTGTACAATTACCAGTTTTACTACTTGGAGAACCAGGTGTAGGTAAAACTCAGGCTCTTCTCGATTATGCTGCTTCTAAATATAACTATAGAAGAGATCTGGTACGTTCAAAAACATTCATGATAGAATTGGATGAAGGAACTAAGACCTCAGAAATTAAAGGAAGAGTAGATATGAAAGCATTGCTTGAAGAGAAAAAGTATGAAACTAAAGCACCTATTGCAGATGCAGAGTTTATTATGATAAACGAAGTTGATAAAGGTACTTCTGGAGTACGTAATACTTTACTTTCAGTAATGAGAGAAAAAGCACTGTTCTATGGAGATACTGTTAAAAAGTGTAACTGGCAAGTATTTGCTGGTTCTTGTAATATTATTCCACAAGAAGAAATAGAGAATCCTTTTTGGGATAGATTTATACTTACATTAACTGTAGAAAGAGTAGGAAGTGATGTTATGAAAGGTATATGTAACGAAGAAGCATTAAAAGTACATACTCTTGATATTAATATTCCTTCTACTGCAGATATAGAAAAAGAAAACGTAAACACTGCATTATTTAACAAATTTGTAGATACGATATATTCAACTGCTTCAGATAGAACTATTTATGCACTTAAGGATATAATTAAAGCTGTAAAGCTTATTTATACTTATGATGATAAACAGGCAATTATCTATGTATGTAGCCTGGTCGCACCTGCAGCACTTGCAGATATTTCATCTAAGCTTGAGACTAAGAGAGAAAATAATGTAGCTACATTACTATCTCAGTTACCTGGTATTTTAGAAGCACATAATGATAGCTATGCTCAAATATTTCTACACTCAGTTTTAACTGAAATTACTGCATTAGCAGAAGTTAATAGTTATAAAACCAGAGCAGAACAATTTACAAAAGATGTAATTACTTGTATTGAAACTGCTGCTATTTCTACGGAGCAACAAATGCTATTTAAAGGAATAGTAGCTGAACAAAGTTTAAAAACAACATTAACAGTTTAATCATGAACTATAGAGGAAATTACGGAGATAGGTACTCAGTTGGTACCAAAGGCTACTACGATAAAGCATATGAACAGAAAAAGAAAAGAGCTGAAATTCTTAAAAACCTTCGACCTGAAATCGAAGCTTCTAAACCTGCACGTATAATTCAAAATCCTCTTCCTCCAGATTTGGAGGGAGAGGTAGTACGTAGTTTAAAGACATCTATGTCGAATAACTTTTTAGCTTCTTCCTTTATGCAAAAGCAAGGAGTTGAAAATCTAACTATAGATGGATTTAACCACTGGTACTCAGAAAAAAAACAGTATAATATCAATTCTGATAAATACTGGTGGCATCATATATTAACAAAAGTTGATAATCATCTATTACAGTATGCTACTAATCATAAAGCTGCATATAGCTACATTGCAAGTAAACATATTATTACTATGCTTGAAAAACTTCATAAAGAGTTTGGAAATGATATGGAAAAGCATATGGATAAATTCAATGAGCAATGTGGAGACAATGGTAAAAATCCTAGCACCGAAGAAGATTCCGAAGCTTATAAAGAGTTTAAAAATAAGTTAGAAAAAGGAACAACTCGTGCTAATAATAAAATAAAGAAGGATATCAAAGAAACTGCAGCTAAAGGAAGTGATAGTTTAAATGGTGCAGGTAAAGGAGCTATAGAGCAAATAAAACTTTTTGATTCTCCTATTATAAAAAAGTTAGATAACATTAATAAGGGATCTTTAAAGGCATTTTTCAAAACTACTATTGATAAAGCTACGCAAAATGCAATAGGACAACAATCTTTAATAGAAGAAAGCTTTTTTGATAGTGAAGAGATAGAAGAGTTATCCAATATAGAGAATTTCGCACATATTGCATTATTTGAAGATCTTGTTACTCGTTGTATACAATATCATGTTAGTTTTGATATCTATATAGATGATTCAGGTTCTATGAGCGGCAAGAATTTTATTGATAATGTATTGGTTTCATACAGAGATCTTGCGCATCTTGTTGCATTTAGATTAAATCAACTTAAATTATTACGAGATTGTTACCTTTTTGCAAGCCATCACCAACTTGCAAAAATTCCAATAGAAGAATTATTTAAGACTGTATATGGAGGAGGTACTAATATTGATCAATGTTTTATTAATGCAAAAAAAGTAAATCGTCCTTGTATTATAATTACAGATGGGTCAGATACATTGAATCCGAAAAACTACTTTAGAGATGCTTTTATTCTTACATTGGAAGTTTCTTCTCTTAATAAGTCGTTTGTACCATATGCTGAAAACGGACAACTTTTAGGATATAGACAAGGAAAGATGGAAAAATATATCGTAAACGGCGTAGATGAATATGGTAGAAAAGGTTACTTAACCCTACCAAAATAATTATTATAATTTTTAGCCCCAGGAGTAATATACTCTTGGGGCTTTTAACTAAATCTTAACACAAATGACTAAAACTATTTATGACCAAGTAAAAAAATTATTAGAAGAAGATCCTAAACTACAATCTTCAGACAAAAAATTAATCTCAAAAATCTGGAAAGATGAAATGAAAGCTATAAGGTGTCCTATGGACTTATTTTTCACTATGTTCGAGACAAATCACCTCTCATCTTATGAAAGTGTTACAAGGGCAAGACGAAAGGTACAAGAGAAGAATCCCAATCTAAGAGGAACTACTCACACACAAAGGCACAAAAAAGCTAAAAAAATATCAAAATCAGTGCACACTATGCATCTGTAAATTGTATCTTTATCTTTCCTTTAAACAATTAAATTTTACACAAAATGGATAAGAGTAATCAAATACTTAGTGACATTGTTGTCTTTAATAAATACGCAAAATATAAGCCCAAAGAAAAAAGAAGAGAAACATGGGATGAGATCGTAACACGGTATCTAACTATGATGAAGAAAAAATATCCAGAATTAAAAAATGAAATTGAAACAAAAGGACAATATATAAGAGATAAAAAAGTATTAATGTCAATGAGAGCTGCACAATTTTCAGGTGCAGCAATTGAAAAATCAGAGTCTCGTGTGTACAATTGTGCATACTTGCCAATAGATGACTATAGAGCATTCAGTGAAACAATGTTTCTTCTTTTAGGAGGAACAGGTGTAGGATTTTCGGTACAAAGAGATCATGTGAATGCTTTACCAGAGATACAAAAACCAAGAAAACAACAAAAATATTTAATAGGAGATTCTATAGAAGGCTGGGCAGATAGTATCAGGCATTTAATGGCAAGTTTCTTTGGATTAAGAAAAACTAAACCTGTTTTTGATTTTAGTGATATTAGAGAAAAAGGAGCACAGCTTGCAACTGCAGGCGGTAAAGCTCCTGGGCCCGATCCTCTTAAAAAATGCTTATTCAACTTAGAGCTCATGCTTGCCACAAAAGCTAACGGAAGTAAACTTACTCCTATAGAAGTGCACGACATGATCTGTCATATAGCAGATGCTGTACTTGCTGGAGGAATTAGAAGAGCAGCTTTAATATCACTCTTTTCGGCAAATGATGAAGAAATGCTTTCAGCTAAGTCTGGAACATGGTATGAAGCTAATCCTCAACGAGGAAGAGCTAATAACTCTGCAGTACTACTAAGACATAAAGTAACAGAGAAGTTCTTTAAGGATATATGGAAGAAGATTGAACTAAGTGGAAGTGGAGAACCTGGAGTGTATTTCACAAACGACAAGGACTGGGGAACTAATCCCTGTTGTGAAATTGCATTAAGACCTTTTCAATTCTGTAATCTAACAGAGATCAATGCTGGAGATATAGAAGATCAAGCTGATTTTATTAGACGAGCAATAGTTGCTTCATTTTTTGGAACTCTTCAGGCAGGATATAGTAATTTTCATTATTTACGTCCTATTTGGCAAGAGACAACAGAGAAGGAGGCCCTTATAGGTGTCGGCATTACAGGTATATGTAATGGAAAGCTCTCTAGAATAGATTTAAAAAGAGGGGCTAGGGCAGTTATTCAAACAAATAAAAGAGTAGCAGAGACCATTGGAATAAACCCTGCAGCGAGAACTACAACTGTAAAACCTTCGGGAACAACAAGTTGTGTAGTAGGAACAAGTTCAGGTATTCATGCCTGGCATTCTAAATATTATATACGTAGAATGCAATGCTCTAAAAATGAGCCTCTATATAAATATCTATCTGTTATGCATCCCGAACTCGTAGAAGACATGGTATTGTTACCTGGTTCTGCTGTTATAGAAATCCCTCAACGTGCTCCTAAAGGAGGAACTACACGAGAAGAAGAAAACATAAGTTTTATGTTAGGAAGAATAAGTCTTTATAACAATGATTGGGTAAAAACAGGACATATTACAGGTTCTAATACTCATAATGTTTCAGCTACAGTTTCTGTAGAAGAAGATCAATGGGAATACGTAGGAGATTGGATGTGGCATAATAGAAATAACTTCAATGGTCTTTCAGTACTTCCATATGATGGAGGAACCTATCAGCAGGCGCCGTTTGAAGAGATCACAAAAGAAGAATTTGAAAAAAGATACGATAAATTACTAGCAATAGATTTAACTAAGGTAGTAGAAGACGAAGATAATACAGATTTAAAAGGAGAATTGGCATGTGCAGGCGGTGCGTGCGAAGTAGTGATAGCCTAAAAGAGGTCAGTCTACAAGAACACCAATACCAATACCAGCACCAAGGGCAGAGACAGCTATAATGGCTTCTTTGCCCTTTTGCCATATATTTTTCCAGAAAGCTTTACGTTTTAATGCTTTAACTTCTTTTTCAGATAATGCTTTTTCCTCCTTTACAATAGCAATCACTTCTGTTTGTGCTGTATCTATTTCAGCAAGTATAGCAGTTTTAGCTTCAAGAGTAGTTACCTTATGTTTAAGGTCTAAAATAGTGCCTTCGTGGATAGATACTTTATCAAAAACTGATACTACAGCTCTGGCCTGTGACTCTGAAATGCAATAACGAGTAGTATCGTTATATCTAATTACGATCTGCGAATACACGTTTGAGCTCATTGATGATGCCAATAGAATCACCAACAAGAGCAAGGCTTTGTTTATCAATTTCATTTATTGCTTTGGTTTTATCTGTAAGTTCAGTATCTATACTATCTAGCACAATATCATACTGAGCTAGTTTACGTCTAAGTGTATTTATTTCTTTATTTTTAGAAATCCTTAGATCTGCAAGTGCATTTTTATGGTCTCTTTTGATACCATCAAGTTCATTATTTGCAGTAAATCTACAGATCTCACTATATGTAAGACTACATGCTAATAATAATATAATACCACATGCGAACACTGAAACAACTTTCATGGGCACTGGAGTGTGCGGAGGAAATAAATTCATATTCCAAAAATACAAAATTAATAATGAAAAATTATAAAATGAAACAAGCGTTGTTCTCTCCAAAACGACACTGGGAAGAGCCTCCCGAGCAGCAAGGACGAAAAATTGTAGAAAAAGTAAAAAAAAAACAAAGTAATGCGAGACGTATGAAACAGTTTAAGTCTGAATTTGATAAAATGACACTTGCGTTTATAGACGGACTACCACATCCTTCCTATATAACTTTACTTATTGGATTTAATCATTCAGTTATTGATAATTTAATACAACCTGCTCTTGTGAAAAACCAAAGTATATTTAAAGCTCTTGTCAAAGCTACAATAAAAGCTGACTTTAACTACCAGGCTGTATCTACGTTATACGAAACAACTATTCGATATATAAAAACAGATATTAACCTGAAAAAGACATCTTCAGACCATATTGGAGACTGTGAGAAGATAGTGTCTAAATTTTTAACAGATCTTGTAATTAATAAATTTATAACTATTAGTACATCTGCGAAACTTTTTAATTACTTCATGGATATTCCTCAATTTGAACATTCGGATAAATCTATAAAAGAATACTGGAAAGTTTAGTATATTTGTAATATGAATTACAGCAACAAACGCGGAGAAGACGAAACATTCGAACAGTATAAGGATCGTCAGAAGTTCCTTACTAAGCTTAAAAAGCGAAGTAAAAAAGGAATATCAGTTTGGGACAGCAAATCAGAATCCACATATATCAAGGATACTGCCGCTCCAGATTTACTTAAAGAAAGAGGCAAAGAAGCTAAAGAAAGGATAAATGTCCAACTAAGCAACTTTGAACAGTGGCAACAAATAGACGCAGAGAATATTGAAGACTTTTTAAAAGAGTCTGAGAACGATACAGAGCTTTAGAAGCTCATGTACGCATAGTTTTTCAGTGATTGGTTTTACTATGTGTTTATAAGGGTAGGAGCTATAAGCTTCTACCCTTTTTTTTACTCACGCTTAATATAAGTTAGATTATCTGGCCCTACCCGTTTCAGCATAAAAGCTCACAATGTCCTTCATGTACCTATTACGAGTATAGTGTTTATAGAAAGGAACAAGATCATAGATTTTTTTACTGATCTTTCTATCTCCTTTACGGGACCCTGATTTGTATATTTCCATTCCTTCTCCTGAGAGCGCTCTAAATGTGTCCGTTTTACCTTGACTTAAGAAGTCTATAATACGTTCAATGAACGTAATAGTAATCGCAGGGTTCTTTAGGATTCTCCCTGCTTCCATAGGGCTGATATATTGTAAAAGCTCACTATGAAGTCTATATGCCATAAAACTGCCTAAATACCAATTCACAAAATCATCATCTTCGTCTTGTCCCTTTGCAAGTGCAGCCATTGATGCCCCTGCTGCAGGTAAAACAAATAATGCAAGACCTATCTCAGAAACAGCTTTAATAACATTACCTTTTTCATTTCGAGAAAGTTCTGCCCAATTAGCACTTACTACCTGCCATTTCATTAATTCTAGATCGCTAATAACTTTACCTATAAACTTATAAGCCGTAGAATATGTACCTAAAGACCTATATGTGCCTAACATAGGGTCATACATTCTTGTTGGAGTCGCAGTGGGTAATTCTGAAGAATGTTCTATATACTCACCATCTGTAAGAGTGCCTTTAGAGTACTTACCTACTTTAGGTGTATAATCTCGTACAGTTTGTGCTGCACCTCCAAGTCTTGCTCTGAACCCTGGAACTAGATATTTTTTAAATACAATCATAATGGATCCTAATACAAGCCTTTGAAAAGGCATAGCATTTCGTTCACTATATGCACCATGTAACTGTTGATTAATACGTTGGATCGCAACAGTTCCACGTCTATGAAAAGCAGCACGATCATCACGGCTATAGTATGGCATTTTTTTAGTAGTTTCTCCAATCATTTTTTCTACATAACGGATAGAATGGTTATATACTACTTTACCTTCTTTTATTCTATAGCTATCCCAAAGACTTATTCCTTTGTTTCTATCTTCAGTTGGTTCATTTTTAGCATCCAGATACATATCATTTTCATCTAAGATTTTAGTAGATTTAAGATATGCGATCATAGTAAGGGATTGAACATGGTGTTCAACACTGGCGTTCAAAAAATGTAAACTAAATCCGTGCAATAAATGTGCTGTTTTACTATTATGTGCATAATCAAATTGCCTGTGATCAAAGTTATTCGTAGGATCGTAAATTAACCCTACTACATTTACTTTAGAATGCTGATCTAATGGCTCAGTTAAGTCTGCTATCATTCTTGGCATATCTCTAGCATAAGCTTCATATGCAGCAGCTACATCTTTTTTACCAAAATGCTCTCCTGCTGCTCCTTCAATTGTAAATAATATGTTTGCTAAATTAGCATTAGCAATAGAAGAATGGACATTAAATGATAGCATTGTAGTAGACATATACGATTGTACAAGTCCTAATAACTTAGTAACACTAAGACCTCCAATTTCATACCCTGGGTCTAATTTAGTAACTCCAAACATTCGGTGTTCTATTAAATCCTTAGCAGCATTGTAAGAATTTTTAGCTGAAACATCAATGTTTCTACCTATAGATCCTCTACCTACTGTTTTAAATCCTGCTTTTTGTGTAAAATTAAGCCTCTTCTGTAGAAAAAATACAAGCATCTCTGCATAAGGAAGAAGTTGGGTCATTTTCTGATAAGACAATGTAACCCATGTATTCTTTACAAGGGAACCGTGAAGATCCATAGTTAAATCCTCAATTTCTATTTGCCCTCTATAGTGAATAGGTACATACTGTCGTTCTCTGCCTTCCTCGTCTGTGCTTATAGAAGCGTAATCTTGTATGTTCTTCCTACGTTTACTTCGTAGGTTATCCATCTCTTCACTCTCCTCCCCCCTTTCCGAAACTTCACCTTTAACATATACAGTCCTTTCCTCTTTCCACTTTTGAAATATTTCAGAGTATAAACTGTTCTTTCCTATTAATTTTGGAAAAAAGCCCATCCATTTATGGACATCTTCAAGTCTTTCTGGTAAAGATTTACGAATTGAAGGCATTTTATACATAGTTCTAAAATTAGAAGGAAGTCCTTCGTCATTTATTGTATTTTGATTCATATACCGTATATAATACTTCCAATATATATTATCTCCCCCTTCAAGTTTACTATAAGCTGCAAGTTTTTTATATGCAGGATTTAAGTATTTAGCGTGATCCTCTGGCTTTTTAGGAATTTCAAATTGAGTATGACTTGCTCTATGAATCATTGCAATTTTATCCTCAAAGAGTGATAACGGACCTCTATCTCCAGATCGTGTAATATTATTAGCAGCATCACGTTTAGGTACGGATGCAGCTAAAGCCGCTTCGTGCTCCTTTTTAAGGGCTTCTACCTTAGCGTCCCTTTTGGCTGTTGCTTCTCTTATTATTTTGTCTTTTTCTTCCTTTTTAGCGCCTTTAGGAATAATGTAACGTAGTGGTAATGTATAGTTATACTTTATATTTTCTTTTTTCCACTTGATCCACTGTCTGGTTTTAGCTGCCTCTGATACTCCTTCTTGGCTATAGATCTCATCTTGCTTCTTTTTACGGTCTCTACTCCAGTTAGAATGGTATTTAGATACGAAATATCCAGTAGGTTTGCCTATTTCATCTTTTTCAAGCATAAACGAATAGAACTCCTCACGGGTCATATTCTTATCCTTTTTCATCTGATGTTCCTGGAGCTCTTTAAAAGTACCATGTAATGCACGGACTTCATCTATCCATTTGAGACGTATTTCATCCTCTACTTTGGAGATTTCCATTTGTAGGGCCCTCAGAACATCATCGTTTACATCTTGAGCATTTAAGAACCAACGTTGGACAAATGAAATGTCCTGATTAGTTGCTTCTAACATATTACGAAATATAACAGCTCCACGTTTTTCAAGTGTAGTTTTGGCCTCATCTAGCCTCATTTGTATATATTCCTCCTTTGTTTTATCCTTTATGCCCATCTGTTCGAGCATAACGTCATCTCCTTTATACTTCTTATTAAGCTGTGCGAACTCTTTACCATAAGAGGTTTCTGCCCACGCTTTCATCATATCTCCACCTGTAGAAAACTTATTTACTACATAGTCTTTAGCATAGCGTTCATACTTAGCAGCAATTTCCTTATGAACATCACTTGCAGTTTGTAGATGCATTCTTACTTTATCGGGTACTATTAATTTACCCTCTTGAATTTGTGCAAGAGTTGAGTCGATGTCACTAAATGCTGTGATATAATAATAAATATCCTGAGCTGCGGCTGCAGTAAGTTTTTTAGTTCCTTCATCTTCTGCTACACCCATGTTAAGAATTAGCATATCCATTTCTTCAAGAATAGCTGCAGTTTGTTCCATTGCATTTGCTGCATAGTTCAATAGCCTTTCATCTTGTACTGCCTCTCCTATTGAATCTAATTCCTTTTCTAAATCCTTTTTTTGAGCTTTTAGCTGCCCACTAAGCAGTTCCTTTGATTTTTGGCGAGAGAGTGTCTTTATTCTCTTTTCCAAAGCACTTGCTGCTTTACGTAGTATTGCAACTTTTATAGAAGATGTAGCTTTAAATTGACTGGTATTCCAAGGTTTAGTAGCAAGTATTTTACCACTGGCAAAAGACCAAACATCTGCCATATACGGCTCTCCATATATGATCTGTCCGTTCTCATCGTCTCCAAGGTTATACAATCTAGGAGATTCTTGAGGTGTATCTAATTTATTTACAAGCCTGTATTCATTAGCGGGTAAGATTTTCCAATTACCATACGTATTCGTAAACTCTTGACTGCGTGCTAATTCCCAGAGGCTGTCTTTAATAAGTTCCCCCTGGGTTCCATCAGGCTTATCGTATCGTTGATCCCCAAACTGTTCCTCTAATTTTTCGTAGAGCTTGCTGGGAATTTCTTTACCTGCTTTGTCTACTTTAAAAACTTTACATGTGCTCATTTACAGTTATCTTTAGTATGCGGATCGTCATTAAGGTCGTCCTTACTTATATATTTTTCAGGTCTAATTTGGGCCCTCATTCCTCTTTCTGTTCTAACGAGTTTTAACACAGGGCTCTTATTAAATACTGTATTGTTTATATGTCCTATATAATTAGCACTTTTTGCATGGTCGTGTTTAAATCCATAAAAGTATTTACCTTTTTTTTGTAGCTTCTTATCTTTTCCTTTTCCTAATGTACCCTTGTTTAAATATTTGTTACCAATTGCAAAGATCTGAGGAACAGTGAAGTGCAAAAATACAAAATCGCTTTCTTGTGCAGGTGAAAACTCTCTGTTTTCATTATCATGAGGTATAAAGTTTCTATGGTCATAGTAATCTTTATCCCGCGATAGTGCATCTGAAAACTTTGCTTCAAATATAGATACCCAAGAAGCATGTCCTTGTTCTGTTACCACTTCATGTTCTGTATTTAAAAAGAAATCAATTAATAACATCTGCGACTGTTCCTCTTTAGTAAATTTATCTAAGCGTTTATTAAAGTTACCTTTTAGGCTCACAAACTTTTCTACAAGATGAGGATGAGTAGTAATAATTGCATTTACAACTATTTTTTCATCCTTTTCAGGTCTAAATACATATATAGGTATAAAATTAGGAATTTCCTTTTTAACATCGGTCTCTAACCACTGTACAACTTCTTGAATGGTATCAAAATGTCTCTTACTTTCAGGAATAACGAAATCCAGATCATGTAAGGTTTCAGCTTTATCCCTATATACATTTCCCTGACTTCTTAGAGCAAGGGATCCTACGAGTACGGCATTTAATTTACTAATTGCCGTTTCCATCACTTCAAATGCTTTTGGAAATTTAGTGGCTCCTTCTTCAAAAGTTTTAAGTGTAAAGTTTTTATCCTTAGCCCTTCCATATGTTTCCATGAATTTTTTATCCCCAGAAAGAACTTGCTGTGCAATCTCATCTGCCATAATTTCTACTGGGATACTTGCTATGGATTTTGCTATTTTAAGTATAGCTTCATACGCCTCATAAGCTAATTTAAGAAATTTACCTTTTGGAACTCGTTTTTCATTAGCGTAAATAATCGCCTCACCTATTATCTGCCCAATAGCTTCTTTTTTTATTTTCTCCATATTAGGAGAACCATCTATATTTTGATATAGCCTGTTTTTTGCATAAGCACGCTTAATGGCTCCAAATTTGCCCCAAGACGTTATATTCTGCATAAGAGGTTTAATCAGATCACTCTTAACGCCTACAAGGTCTACAAGCATATGACTGAACTCTTCAGGCATTACCATCTTAGTTCTATCTTCTTTAGCTATATCTATAACTTTACGAAGTGTGTGTGCTACACCTAAAACTCCTTCTCCATACCGCTCTTCCATATCCTGCATAGAACGTTCTGTAACAATTACTCCATATTCTTCTAAAAAGTCTGCTAAATAATTATCTAATTTTTTATCTGCTTTCTCTCCTAAAGTCTGCATTTTAGCAACTATATCCTTATGTCCTTCTAATAACGAACTGAATCTATATGCCATAAGTACATTAAAAGGTTTGCCTTTGTATATAAGAGCATTACGTTGCAGCCAACGCTCAATTATATCAATTTCATCTTGACTGAATCCATTTTCAGCTAAAAATTCCTTATCGCTGGGTTTTAATTCTTTACCATCAAATACCGATTGTAAGTCTGCAGCATTCTCCATAAGAGTTGCAGCTCGTTCTACTTCATTAAGAAATGAGTTTTCTTCTAAATGAAAAAGTGTATTCACATCTGTAGTCTCATTTGGAGATGTAGATAACTCCACTTCTACTAATATGCCCGCTTCTTTAAGTTTTTTAGTAGCAAAGGTTGTACCTACAATAACATTTTTTTGTAGTGCTTTATCTAAAAGAATAATATTATTAGTATTTATATTAGATCCTTTTCCCTCTCTTAAGAAAGGCTCAAATAAGGTTTTACCTCTATCGTTTTTTCCTAACTTGTTTACTACAACATATACAGGGAGCTGCTTTGAATTCCATCCTGCATGTCTGTATAATCTTTCATTCACTGTTACATACTTGGTAACACGAGTAACCTCTTCTCTTCCATCTATCAATTCTGTTTTAACAAGAGACGTATCTCCTGTAGCAAATCCGTAGACCTCAAGTCCTAACTCACTAGTAACTTTTTCTGCAAATTTATCGGATATTTCAGGTACTAAATCTGTATTATGTGAATTATTTCTAAAGAAGATATCTAATTCTGCTCTTGAAAATAACCCTGGGTCAGTAGTATCTGAAACTACAGCACTACCTCCTTTGCCGTCTGATACCTCAATTGTGTTTGCTTCTTCATTAAATCGGTCAAATAATTCATCCTCTAATGAAAGGGGCATTAGTTCATGAAAACTAAAGAGTTTATTTGTATACCCACTTACAATAAAGGAATATAGAGCTAAATCTTTAGCAAATGCTTGTACTTTTTTATCTTCATGTAAGTAGAGTTGTTCCCAAGCTTCTGTAAGAAGGTCTTTACTTACTCCGTCTTTTTCTTGTGTATTTGGAACAGTTATACTTCCTATTTCATCCTTAATATTAGAGATATTACCTTTAGATGCAAGTAAATATTTAATAAGTCTGTTTTCTTTTATAGGAGACTTACTAGAAGTCTGCCAGAATGCAAGCTGATTCACAATATTGTTATCACTTATTACAAGTTCCTGGAATTTCTCTTGTGTAAGACTTTTTGCCTTCTTAGCAAGATACATACTGTATAAATCTCTATAGGCCCTTCTTAGCTTTTCTGGATTTTTACTGAAATACTCATTATTGGACATTTCTTCTATCTGCCATAATGCTGATCCAAATCCAGCACTTCCAATATTAAAAGAGTCTTTAAATAACGAGAGCATTAAAGATGTAGAGTTATCTCTATATTTAGCAAGCATTGTGTTTTCAAATCTAGCTGCTATACCCCGTAATCCTGTATCTTGTAATGCATCACTAAGTTTACGTTCAGAGACCAATGAGTTTACCATTCCTCCACCTGCACCCTCCACATCTTGTTTAGATGCTCCAATTGCAGAACTAAGTACTGATGCCCGTTGGCGTAAGTGAAAAAATGTTTCCACTACAGTAAGTTGATGTATAATATGCTCAATATCAGTAGCTTCTTTATTCTTGATCCCTTCTTCTAATGTAGATATATTTAAAAGGTTATCAAGTTTTAATGTGTTACTTCCAAATTTAGAATTTATATTCTTTATTTCATCTTTAAATGCTTTCTCTGCGTTTATATACGACATACCCTCTCCCTCCATTGTCTCTATATACTTCTTCTTATAATCACGAAGTACTGCTTCCTTATCTGTTAAAGTCTTTTTAGTTTTTTCATCCCATATCCGTTTAGTATTACCCGCACGTGTGTATTGAGCATATTCTACCCATTCTTTAAGTATAGGCTGAGACATGAACATATCAGTCCATTCTGGGTTCGCCCCGAGGCGATCTAACAGAAATACAGTATTTGCTGTGAACTCATTATTGTTTAGATAAAAGATATAAGGATCTTTTGCTATATCCACATATGCATTAAGTCTACCTGAAATGATATTAGTGATCGTACCTTTTGCAGTATTGTAAATTTGAGAAAGATCAGAGAATCCTGATTTGGTTTTATTACCAATTCCTAAATTTTCTGAAAAATACAATGGAGATTCTTCGCTCACGTTATCTGAAAGAGAGAACTGAGAAATCGCATGGTCAACCAATTGACGTGCAGTAAGTGCTACTCCTGTTTTACCTCCTACAAATTGCTGCTTTACATCTACTTGAAACGAAGCTGAAAACCACTCAAGATCTCCTTTGACAGACATGGCGTCTGTCACAAACTTTATAAAATCTTCAAGTTTATCTGCAGCAATAAGCGCTTCACCCCTTGCACGCATTTTGTGATCAAAAACTGTAGTATAATTCTCAAAGAATCTAACTTTTGCAGCTCTGAATTTTACTCCAATGGAATCCAAAGGAGTAATTAGGTCTATATATGTTTTAGGATCACTTATAACAGCATCGTATATCTCAAGTTTTCTATTTTGAAGTGCTTTCTTACGAATTGCTCTTTTTTTCGAATAGTATATCTCTGTAGCCTTTTCTTTTGAAGTCGTTCCTTTTTTATTCTTTTCTTGTATCGCTTCTATTTGCTTTTCTGTTGGAGGTAATATAGGACCTTTCATAGATTCCTTATATTCTATATAATAAGGTTTACCTGAATTTTTATCCACTCCAAAATTAGGAAGCATAATGAACATCTTATCGATGTCGAAATCCGAACCTGTCTTAGCTGTGATATCATCGTATGCTACTACCGCATCTCCCATAGATTTCGGTAAAAACCCTACAACTTCAAATGCATCGATAGAGCTCATACCTTGATTTGGTATTCTATATGCTATACCTCTAAGTAATCGCTTATCAGAGATATATTTCTGAATCTCTGCAGACGACATCTTTTCGTAATTAGGAATAAGATCTCTAAACCAAGAAGGAAGCATAATTTGGGCCCGAGAGAACTTAACAAATTCGCCGCCCTTATTAACTTCAGATATACCAGGTTTCAAATCGTTAGGATTAGTAACCATTTCTATCTCTGCCTTTTCTGCATCAGTAAGACTTGACCAGCGTTTAGTACGCTTAAATCCGAAGTTACTCAACTGAATATACGAGCCACCTGGCATTTTAAGCTTTACAGTACGTGCTGTAATGATAGATCCAATTAATTGGTCGATCTTATCTGCATATGGATGAGAGTGAAGAGGGCGTAAGAATCCTCTCTTATCTGCTCTAAGTTCCAATGAATCTAACAGCTTTCTGGGAGTTGATTCTTTCTTACTGAACTCTTTATAGATTAACTCATGTAATTTAGTGTAATCTGTAATCTGTGGATCACCTTCATCATTAGTAGTTATACCAAATTCTTCATAAAGTTTATCCTTGCCCATATTCGACAGTTCTCTGTCTATATCATGTGCCTGTTTAATTAGATTTTGACCCGTAACTTTTTTTCCATCTAAAGTATACTGTGCATTTATCCTAATATTAGCAAGTAGATTACGTTTAACCTGAGACCCCTCAAGAGACTCAGAAGCTGTGTGAGGACGCAAGTCCTGCTGAAGCTTCCAATACTCATTACGAAGAGTCATTACATTAAGCTTCAGTTTTCCTTCACCTGTAAAATGCTTAGGAGATTGGGCGCCGACTTTAATACCTGATTCGAAGATCACCTCATCGATAGGATTAGTTTTATCTGTCATTGTAGCATACAGAGTTTCTAACTTATCTGTACCCTTTACAACTTGTGGAAATAATACTGCTTGGGAATACTTTATATACGTAGGAACCATAAGTCCTTTATAAGGACGTAATTCATAATGCATACCTTTTAAAGGCATTGCAGCTATAAATTTCATATCCTTTGCTGTTCCTGCTCCTGCAAGTAATCTTTTATAGATCTCATCTATTTTACTATTGTCCCAACGGCCTAACCTTTTCATAATGAATGCCCAACGCTCAAGTGATATATAGCCCTGCCCATCAGCTTGGTTTACCTTACTATAAGGTTTAAGAATGCGTTTAATATCTGCTTCTGAGAATCCCCATCCATGCTTTTTATTTGCGGCTTTATAGCTAGCTAAGTACTCTCCAAAATATGCACTTGGTTCTTCTATATCCCGTAAAACTGCCATTTTGAAGAACTCTTCTCCGACAGCTAAATTTAGATCCTGACCTGGTGCAATAAGAGATGGCATTCTCTTAGAGAGCTCATCCATATTAAAATAGAAAGCAGGATTACCTGCATATACTTGCATTGCCTCTAAATTAGAAATAATGCTATTAAGACCAAATGCAGCTATTGCGCGTCTGGTTCTTACATCCGCAGAGTGCACTATTTCTCCTGCTTCGTTTACTGTTTGCCCATCGAGGGTACTGAATGCACTGAATGTTTTTGTAGCTATAGCATGATTCTTAAGTCCGCCATTCGGATTAGTTTGTATTGTAGAATACCTTAATGCTGTTCCTACTTCTGCTCTGATTCTATCATTTATGATATCTGTCATCTTAGACACGAATGCTGGCTTTTCAAGAAGATCCTTAATTACAGGATGAACTATGGTCTTTCCAACCTTAAACCCGATCTTTTGTAAAAACTCCTCATCATTAAAAGAAGGAAATGTTACGAATTTAGTGCCGTTTGCATTTTCACGTAAAAGCTTTCCTGTCTTCTTATCCTCTCCCTTATAGTGATAATTTTCTATAAGTTGCGAATCGGTAAGTGCGTGTTTTCCGAACAGTTGTAAATCAGCTTGATATATAGCTGCCATTTCGGTAACAGCATAGGTACTAAATATCTTAAGTATATGAGGAGGTATAATATAAGTATCTGTTTTTTTATTATACTCTATCATATTAATATCCGAAGGAGTTAAATATTCTACTCCTTTATATAGCATCCAAACTCCTTTATCTGCCATAGTTGCAGGGCTGTAAGTATGCTTTAAAGTCATATTTACTCGAAGTGTGTATTCGTCTGCGGGGTTCAAACCTTTATAGTCTGTTCCGTGATCGTTTCCTCCCTGTTTCTTGTAGGTATTGAAAGTTTTATATACTAACTTTTTACCTTTTTTCAACTGCTTCAGTAATTGCGATTGACCATGATATGGACTTTTTAATAACTCATCTGCATAATAAGAAGACCTGTTCATTTGTAATGTACGCTTCTTGAAGAAATTATTCAGTGAGTATATCCAGTAAGTTTTACCTTCTGGACCCAGGATAGTAGTTTGACCAAAATCTTCTGTTACAACTGCCTCTCCTGCAGCAAGTTTCATTACAAAACTCTCTTTAAGCATATGATTTTCTACGAAATCTACAGCTACATTTCCTTTATTTTTTCCCTTTCCTGCCAAAGTACCCATAGAATATGTAGAACCTGTTCCCATAAGTTTTGACATGCCACCTATAAATATCCTACGAGCAGTTTTAAATTCTGGAGAAATCAGGTTAAATGCCTGTTCTAATCCCTCTTCGCTCATTTCTATTCCTAAGTGCTCTAAAAATATACGTGTAGTATGAGAAGTAGACGCTGTAAGACCTTCATTACGTAAATCGAGCATAACTTGTAACCACATAGCACTGTTACGTGCGGCTACGTCTTTATTAGCTGTAATTACAAGATTCCCCTCTTTATCCTCTTTTTTGCTATATAAGGGCAACTCCTTATGATTCTCAAACCATCTATCTCGAATACGATATGCTTTACCTTGCTGTTGAGGGTCTATAAACTTATATAGTAAGCTCTTCTGTACCTGTCCTTTTACTTCGTAAACTAAATTCTGATACAGAACAGTTAAGAAATTGCTATTTGATTTACTCATAGCATTAAAGAACTGTGTCCTTTCATTTATAGGTAACGCTTTTACACGAGTATATAAACTCTCAAATGTTCTATCTGAAACCGATAAAGTCTCTAATTTGACCATCATCTGATCGTAAGAAGATATAGTTTTACCTTGTTCATTGGTATATGTAACAGTATCAGCTAATAAAGCCTCAACTGTGTTCCACATATGCCCAGGATTAGCCATTACAGGCAATCCCGTGTCTACATTCGTAACTAGTTCACCGTTCTTATCAAATAGCGGTAAAAAGCTAAAGAATACCCTGGTAGTAGTAGTAGCATTTTGCTTACCACTGGTCTCAAACGGAGATTTAGATGCAGCCAAGACATCAGCGTTATCCTTTCTCGTTTCTTCGTTTTCTCTGATTCCTAATTGTTGTAATCTAAGTTCTGCATGTTCAACAAGGACATCTACTTCTCTTAGTAGTAGTTTTCTCGCATTCAAAAAGGGCTTTTCATTTTCTATAGTTTCTGCCCTTTTGACCTTAAATTCTAAATATGCTTTAAAGAAAGCATGTAATTTCTTACTCTCTTTCGCATTAGCTTCAAAACTCTCTATATCCTTGATATTATGAACTCCTCCTATTCCTCCTGCGTTATCTATATAGTGGTGTAAAGTAATATTAACTGTCTGCTCTACTGTACGGGGGTCTAAGGGAAGCCTCTCCATTGCTAAAGCATGTAAACCTTTTCCACTGCGCCACGCTTCTACTTTAGCCGATATAGGCTTAGTATTAGCGTAATACCCTGCAGACATACGGTAGAACAGTAAGTCTGTGTGCATACGGGTTTTAGGATTCATCATATATCCGACTAAAGCCTTGATATACTTAAACCATCGTATTACCTTCTCTCCTACTCCTGCAGTTTCACCTGTAGTTTCCCAATATCTATACTCTTCAGCACGTATTTCAGAATAATAGATAGCCTCTGCTACTTCTTCGGTAATATCCTTATGTTTAGATTGAATCTCTTTGATCATGGCTTTGGTAGGAACACCAAATTGCTGCCTGGTCTGAATATCTAATCCTCTACGTTGCTCTGGTGCAAGCCATAATTCTTCAACAGCATGATAGGCTTCGTGGTACTCTGCGCCATGTACAGCCTGTTCAGATAAAGTAATCATACCCTTTCTAAATACACCGTATGCATATGCACCTTTTCGTCCTAAGCTTATCAGGCTCTTTTGAATATTAACAGGAACAGTATCTCCAAGTACTCTCTTTAAGTATGCCCGAGCTTTAATCTCGTTGAATTTCTCTTTAGGAGCTTTTTCCGAAGTGTCGTCCCCTACCTCTACTTCCATAGAAAGGTTTTCCATGTCATCGCCAAACTGGAAGTTATGACCCTCGTTTGTGGTTTCTTTTTTTGCTGCAGTTTTAGTATCTTCTTTCTTTTTTTCTTCCTTTTCTTCCCTACTCTTATTATGCACTTCAGTATTAAATATAAACTTACTTGCTGAATGTACAAGGTGTTTTGGTCTAAGTTGATCGTCTAATTTAGTGTCTGTACGCATAACATGCATATCTACATCCTCAGAATTGTTTTCTGTTAGAAAATGCTCATTATACTTATCATACTCATCTTCAAGGTATGTAACCCCTTGAAATACAATAGAACCCCGTTTCTTAAGGGACATTGTTTCCGAAGTGAATATATCAAATATCGATTTATTTAATGCTGTTGAATGTACCTGACGTTTTTTGTTCGCTAAAGCCCACGCTATGAACTGCTCTTTGGTACTTTCCGTAAGTTGTACAAAGTCTCCAGCCTCACCGTCATAAAAATATGCTTGATTTTCTTCTATCACGAGAGCAGTATTTATGAACGGAGAAAACCCTTTTCCTGCTCCAAGAGTATAGTGCTGTTTTGCATACTCTCTAGACTCGAAAGAATATGTAAGCATTTCAAGGTATTGCAGAATTGACAACCCTGTATCTATTTCATTTCGCCAGTACCTCGAAGACTTACTTCTTGCCTTTTTATAAAATTCAAGTATATCCAATAGATCAAAAACCTCATTCTCATTAAGCCCTCTTTGATTAAGCTTAACACTTTGCGGCTCTTCTGTAGCAGGATCAACTACCATCGCATAGACTACACCATTATTAGCCTTTGTACCTGTATCAAATCCTACAGTCGTACCTCCTCCAGTAATTTCAAAGTCATTCTTAACTCCTAATACTACTGGACCATCTGGGAATAAAGATTTAATAGAGAAGTGCTCCCCTATATTTTCCTTTACTCCATCCCTACTACGAAGCTCGTTCCAAAATGCCCTTACTTCTTGATATTTGGATATAGTACCAAATGCAGGTTCTCCTGCAACATACTGCTTGTATATTTTACGTCTAAGGAGCGCAGTAGCCTCTTTATTACTCTGATCTCCTGTGAGCCCGCTCTGCAAATTTACACTGTATTCAACTCCTGTTTTCGGATCCTTTATCCATACGTTTATATGAAGCTTTGCAAGATCTCCGACTGGAGCATCTTTAGGAGGTGTAATTTTATTTCTATACTTATCTTTTATTATAGAGCTTGCGTACCAATACTTTGAATCGAAATCTATTTCGTATCTAACCTCTTTATTTTCAAAAAATATAGAGGGAAGAGAATTTATATACTTAAGAAAGAGATCCGTTATGTGTATTCCATTCCTTATAGATCCTATTAAGGATATAGGCTTTTTAGCATCTGTAAAACTTGGTTCGGGCTCAACTGCTTCTTCTTCAGTTGTATTTTCTTCTGTTTTAGGACCTGAATTTCCATCTTGGTTATCGTGTTCTACCTTTTCTGCATTTTCAAATGAAGTGTTTACAGTTGGAACTACTTCAGGTTCTACAACTACTTCAGGCCCCACGTCTGCTTTTACTTCTCCTGTTTCTTCTGGCGCATGTTCCTCAGCAGTTTCTTCTGCGTTTTCGAATAGAGCATCATCTACTACAGGTATTACAGGTACTACAGGTTCGTCAAATTTAGAAAATAGATCATCTACATCATCGGACCCTTCCTCCTCCTCCTCCTTAGCCTTTTTAGCCTTTTCCGCTTCTTGCTCTTTCTTCTCATTTTTAGCATTCTGTTGCTTTCCATGAGAAGTAGCATTTTCAGCTTTAACTTCCTCAATTGGTACTATAAGTGTAATATTATCTCTTTCTACTGGTACCTCTATTTCACCATTCCATACTCCATATGTAGCATTCCCTTCTTGATCTGTGGTTATTCTAAGATTTCCATGTTGTGCTTGCCCATTGGAATCTTTATATTCTACCAAAGCATTTTCTTCTAAACCTTCTTGATTTTGCTTAGCAATAGTAGGTTCTTTTTCCTTTACCTCTGGTCTCTCTAAAGTTTTACCAAAATCCTGTATAAATGGATTTGCCATGAGCGTTTCTCCATTTGACGCACTTTGTATCAACTCTCTGGTTACATCATTTTCCCGTTTAGATGCTTTGGCTGCAAATGCGGTATTATTAAGATCCTGTAGATCTTTATTTAGAGGAATACTTTTGGTCGTTGTATGTCCATGCTGTTCCAGCATAGTTTTGTACTGCTTTTCAAGTCCTGGTACAGCTTCTTTGTGCTCTGTAGCTTTTGTTCCCTTTAATATTTTTGTATAGTAATCCTCCTGTATCTTATTAATAGCAGCAAGACGCATATCTGTAGTCCCAGGAAGAGCCTTAATACGCTTAAGCTTTGCTCTGGCTACATTCAATTCTGCCTTTAGAGCTATAAGTTCAGACATTCCCTGTTCCTTCTCCGTTGTAGGAGCTGGAAGACCTGCAATAACTTTTTGAATTTCTGACTCTGCATTGGAAATATCCTCTGCTAATCTTTCC